GTTATTTACAAAATAACTTGTAAGGACCCACTAATTACTGACCTATATGTTGGTCATACTACAAATTTTGTACAAAGAAAGCACGGACATAAACAGAGCTGTATAAATGAAAAATCTAGCAATTATAATTGCAAATTATACAAAACTATAAGAGCAAATGGCGGTTGGGATAATTGGGTTATGGAAATAGTTGCATTTTTTAAGTGTAATGACCATTATGAGGCAAGGATAAAAGAACAAGAGTATTTCACTTCATTAAATGCAACCTTAAATAGTTTAGAGCCATTACCTAAACCCAAACCGAAACCAATAGAGACACCACAATTAAATAAAGAAATAATAAAAAAAATATATTTTTGCGAAACTTGCAAGATAACATTACAAAACCAACATTTATTAGAGGTGCATAATCAAACAAAAAAACATTGTAAAAGAGTTATGGGCATAGAAACGAAAAAAGTTACCAATAAATTTTTTTGTGAAACTTGTGACTATTGTACGTCACGAAAAAGTCAATATGATAGGCACTTGACCACTGAAAAACATATGAATAAACAAATGTCAACATTTGTCAACGAAAAAGTTCAAGAAAGTTCCACCATATTTGAATGTAATTGTGGGAAAAAATATAAAGATCGAACTGGATTATGGAAACATAAAAAAAAGTGTAGTAGCAATTCAGAAACATTTGATTCGGATGAAAACAAAATAGTATATAATAACCTAGCTGATAAAGACGAGTTGATTTTAATGTTAATAAAACAAAATTCGGCTCTCATAAAAGAAACAACTGATTTAAAAAATTTAATGATAGAACAGCAAAGTATGATGATGGAAGTAATAAAAAATGGAAATGGTAATAACAGCTACCACCATTGATAAAAAAATTTGATACTACAATATTGTGTATGTAGTATCAAAGAATAGCCACTCTAAAAATCTTCACTGAAATCAAACACTTCTTCACTTTTCGTCTTATTTGCCAACGCATATGCGTCTGTTCTTTTCTCGAAAAAGTTGGTTTTACTTTCTAGAGATATCAGCTCCATCCAATCGAAACAGTTGGTAACATTATAAATCTTTTTATATCCTAGTTGGACACACAAACGGTCCGCCACAAATTGAATATATTGGGTCATTAATTCAGAGTTCATTCCAATCAACCGGCATGGCAACGCATTACAAATAAATTCCGTTTCAATTTCAACGGCTTCTTTGATGATTTCATGAATGCGTGCTTTGTCTACTTTTTTCACCAATTTTGAATACAATAGTACTGCAAATTCGCAATGCAACGCTTCATCACGCGAAATCAATTCGTTACTAAAGGTGAGACCAGGCATTAAACCGCGTTTTTTCAACCAATAAATACTACAAAATGCGCCACTAAAAAAGATGCCTTCTATGCAGGCAAAGGCCACTAAACGAGTCGCAAAACTACTGCGATTATCATGAATCCATTTTTGCGCCCAATCGGACTTCTTTTTAATACAAGGGAAATGTTCGATAGCATTAAAGAGTTTGGTTTTTTCTTCCGTGTCTTTAATATATGTTTCGATTAAAAGGGAATAGGTGTGACTGTGTATATTCTCCATTGCAATTTGAAACCCATAAAATGCTCTGGCTTCCGATACTTGCACATCATTCATAAAGCGTGAAGCAAGGTTTTCCAAAACAATCCCATCACTCGCCGCAAAAAACGCCAAAATCATTGATATAAAATATCTTTCGTTTCGGTCTAAGCTCTCCCAATGAGTTAAATCCTTGGTTAAATCTATTTCTTCTGCTCTCCAAAAACAGTCGATTTGTTTTTTATACATTTCCCAGATGTCTTGATGTTTGATTGGAAACATTACGAAACGATTATCGTCAGGAGCTAGCAAAGGTTCTGTGTGGTTTTTTGACATCCTAAATAATATATAAGGAAGATTTTATATTTTTTCAATAAACAATAAAACAAATAAAAACAAATTAAAACAAATTAAACAAATAAAATAACTCTTTATTGTAAGAATGGAATATACAATTGTTCCTGTGAATATGACTGTAAAACAAAAAGACGAGAGATTACTTCATATAGAAGAAATCATCGAAGCCAAAAAAAGAATGCTGCTAGAAAAACAAAAGAAATTTCGATTTATTACCAAACAAAACCATTTTTTATCCGAAGTTAAAAACGACTATGTTACATATTATAATTATATTGTGCAACAAAAACAAGAGCAAATCATGGCGTTAGAAATATTAAATAGTTATATTAATGAGTTAACAAATCAAGGACATTTAAGTAAACATAATATCGAGGATGCCAAGTTTGAACAAGAGAAAATATTAAAGGAAGTAAATTCAATTAAAAAAGGTTTAGAATCTATTATAAAGGATACCCAATATATCGATACCAAGTTATAAGGTTACTAGTTATAATTTAGAAAATACAATAAAATTATTTATAATATTATTTTATTATATACCATATGTCAAACCCTCCCCAATTCTTAACGGATTTTATAAATAACATGAATAAATTGAAACAAATGAATCAAAATGTTCAAAAGACAATTGATGACAAAAAAAACTTCAATACCACATTAAACAATCGTTTAAAAAACATTAATGGTTTAATTCAAAAGTTAGCGACAGATATTAATAATTTAAAAGCGAAAGTAGATGGTTTACAAGGACAAGTAAATACCAACTCCACTGCAATAGGCGACAAAGACAAACAAATTGCGGATTTGGCACAAAAAATGAAAACTTTAGAGGCTGAAAAAGCATCGTTAACACAACAATTAGGCGATTTGCAGAACAAAACAAATGCAGAAAAGAGTGATTTTCAAAAAAGAATCGATGATTCGGAAGCAAAATTACGTGCGTTAATCGACCAAAATGCGATTTTAGAAGACCGTGCAAAGGCTTTAGACGCGGAATTAACCAGTAAAGGAGATTTACCGCGCCAGCATGCCGAAGAAATTAAAAAACAAGCTGACGGATTTAAAGAAGAATTAGAAAAACAACGTTTAGCAAATCAAGCGGAAATGGATAAATTAAATGCAAAAATTAAAAGTGATGAAGCATCTATTCAAAATTTACAAAAACAATTACAAGATAAAACGAATGAGGCAGCGACTCATGCCCAAAACGTATCGAATGCCCAAAATCAATGTCAAGGGCAAATTGCGCAATTGAACGCCGAAAAAGATAAATTAATGGCTGAAAATAAAGATTTGATTGATCGAATTAAAGAAGCAAACGCCGCAATTATTCAAGCGCTAACAAACTTACAAGCATTAACCGATTCAGCTCCGAATGTCCAAAATCAAAAAGACCTAGAAGATTTGTTGGGTCAAATTGAAGCATCTATCATGGCTATTAATACCGCTATGCAAACCGGGCAACCAGCAACAGCGACAAATAAAACGGACATAAATGTATTGGACGAAACGGGTAATCCTTTTACTGGATTACGAAAAATACAACAACAAATCGCATTGAATAAATTACAAGAAAAATTAAGCAAGGAGTCTATTCCTGCTAGACAACAAAAATTGAAAAACGCGATAGCCTTTATACAAAATAATAAAGCAACACCTGCTTCCATCGAAAGCTATTTACAAAAGGAAGCGTTTAAATTTCAAAAAGGAAATAATGAAGTTACATTTGGCGGTAAAAAACGCGCTAGTACAAAAACAATGAAACATAAAAAACAAAGAGGCGGTTTTACTTATAAAAATAGCAAACGAAGAAGTATCCACACAAGTTCCATGAGAGGGGTATCTATTCCAAGAAACTTTCTCCTTCACGCCAGAAGTAGTGGTAGAGGTAGAAGACATTCCAAAAAATAAAAATAAAAATAAAAAACAATGATGCCATTTTTAGAGCATGTCTGAAAGCATACCACGTAATTCAGGGTAGTTTATACAATCATTCGGCCATCTACCCGTCAGTTCTCTATGTTTTAAAGAAACTATATTTGCTCTTTTTTTTAAAATATAGTTTCTTTTTTGTAAAATATTTTTCCACGTGCGTTGTATTAATTTAATCCAAAACGTTTTTAAAATAGCAACGCATTCTAGATTTTCCAAATAAACACATTGTGCTATTTCTGTTTTAATATAAGGTTGTTTTAATATAATATTTTTATAATTTCTAAACACCGAATGGGCTGTAACACACTTACTATTATTATTTATCAGACTCAGGTAATAGGCGTTAAAATCATCCACATAATCTTCAATATATTCCATATCTAGTTTTTTAAATCGGCAATAAACTAGATAACTCGTTTTCAATAGTTCATCGTTTGTTTCACCGTGTAATTCTGTATTATACAACTCGCATAAAATGATATTATATCGCGTATTACATGTATCATCTGGATCATAAAGAATACTGTCATCGTCGTCTGAATATACGTCATATTCCTCGAATATATCAACGCCTCTATCAGCATCATTATTCGTCATGTTAAAATGATTCTTTTATGATTTATTTCATATAGCGTATGTATTGGTTGTATAATATGCAACCTAATTATTCATAGAATTTTATTCAATTTTTTTTACACATTTGGAAATAATATATAAATATTATATATAAATGAAAGTTAAGTCCATTGTATCAAAAACACTAACAAACAAATGGTTATTAATGGCTGTTGCAATCATAGCTTTATTTAATATCGTTGGATATATGGTTATGGGTAAATTTAACAACCTTGGTTTTTTTCTAATATTAGCAGTTCTAGTTAGATACTTTAGTAAAAATATGATTATTGTTTTAGGTGTTCCGCTTATTTTAGTAAATTTGTTCGCTTTAAAAGAGGGCTTTACTAGTGTTGAGGGTTTTGACAAACAAAAACATAGTGATACCATAAATAAAATCAATGACGAAAAAAGAAAAAAGGAACAACATCCTATAGTGAATCATGATGACCAAACGAATAATAACAGTAATGCAAAAAACGCCGACGATTCGAACAACGTAGAATCATCTAATGTCAAGTCCGATGAACATTTTGAGGTAGGACGTCCAAAAAACGGTGGTTCTAAAATCGATTATGCGGCAACGATTGAAAATGCATATGATGAATTAAATAAAGTTCTAGGTAGTGATGGTATTAAGAGTTTAACTAACGACACTCAGCGTTTAATGAAACAACAAATGGATTTGGCCGAATCGATGAAAGGTCTAGCACCATTGGTTGAAAAAATGATGCCTATGGCACAACAAATGCAGGGCATGATGGAAAATATGGACACCAATGGAGGCGGAATGTCAAGCATAATGGAAATGGCAAAAAAAATGTCTAGTAGTTTAGGAGGCGCTCCAAAAACCGCATAAGCGGTATATTCAATCGGTAGTCGCGGTAATGGTAATAATGGTAATAATGGTAATATATGTAGTTATAGTAATAAATGTGAATTAGATTTTTATATTATAATAATATAATATGAAAAAGTGTCCACCAGGAGTCATATGTATTGAAAATTATTCCATGTTTTTTCTAATAATTTGTGTAGTTATTTTTGTGTATTTAATTTATACCAATGCGACTGGGCAAAACATCGTGGTAAATAACAAACCATCCGAAAAAATAGTCATCAAAGAGAACCAAAGAGAGAATGCGTCCTGGTTTGGTGGATTCATACCCAGTTGGCCATATAGCAATTTTATTCCTCCCTTAACGAGCGACCCTTTATTGAACCCATACAATCCGCCATTGAGAGATGAACGATATTTTGTTCCTGGGTTTAACGGGGTTCCGCCAGGAGCGGTTCCTATTAATGTGTCTACCAATATTGGTGCCGTCGATACTAGCTATAGACAACTGGGTATTTTAACACCTTTAAATGGGTCTAGTAAAGATAGTATATTGCCATTGATGGGACGACCGTTATTCACAAATCGTGATAAATGGCAATATTATACAACGAGCAATCAACATAATAATGTGAAGTTGCCTGTTTCGCGTGCAGGAAGAAGTTGCACCAATGAATATGGTTGCGACAAATTGTATAACGGTGATAGTATATACATTGAAGGCGTGAATGAAGCTTATAAAGTGACGGTTTATGATAATAATACTATGAAATATTTACCCTTTGTGTAAGTTTTGTGTAAAATATTTATCTCTGATTCCATGTCTGTAAACATGAAACGAAATGTTTTCTACGACTGTATGAGCTCTCCTAGTTTCCACTAGTTACCCACCACCACCACTGGTTACCCATTGGACGCCATAGTTTCGACGGTTTTATTAATAGAATCGAACCCGTTTTGTATATTTTCGCCTGAGGACGATGATATATTTTGGGTTACTTTGTTGGATACATTTTCAGAGACTTTATTTGATATATAATCTATCACCGTATCTATAGCGGCTTTTAGTTCTTCGGTTTTTTGTTCTGACATAGGTAGAGATGATGTTGGTTCGGTAGTAGTAGACGGAGTTTCTTCTGTATCTAAGTCATATGTAGGAGTATTTTGTATATCTTCTACTTTTACGGTATCTGTTCCTGCTAAAGGCGACTCGTCATTTAAAACAGGTTCTACTTCATGTTCTTCTTCAACAAGAGGTTCTGCTTCACTTACTACAGGTTCTACCACAGGTTCTGCTTCACTTACCATAGGTTCTTCCACAGGTTCTGCTTCACTTACCACAGGTTTTTCCACAATAGGTGGTTCTTCATCAACAAGATGTTCTTCTTCACTTACTACAGGTTCTTCTTCTACAAGATGTTCTGCTTCACTTACTACAGGTTCTACTACAGGTTCTTCTTCAACAAGAGGTTCTACCACAGGTTCTGTTTCATTTACTACAGCTTGTTCCACAGGTTCTTCCACAGGTTCTTCCACAGGTTCTTCCACAGGTTGTACCACAGCTTCTTCCATAGGTGTTGCAACGTTTTCACTTGATACTATATCAACATCAGCATCATCCTTCGTTGTAACCTCTTTAGGAGGTATATTTTCCCCGCCCTTTTGCTTCTTATAATGAAACCTTTTTAACGTTTTTCTAGCCAAATTTATCTTTTGTTTTCTTCTAAATGTCTTGCTTTTATTAGATGTTTTTCGCTTATTAGCTTTTTTTTTTAAAGTCTGTTTATTTTTATTATATAATTTGCTAATTTTTCCTTTAGTTAATTTCATTTTCTATATAAATAAATTAATATTTTTATATTTATATATACGTTATATAAATGAGTAATCAAAATATTAATATATCTCGCGACAATGTTCAAGGAAAATGTGATCTTAAATGTAGTTATAATTTTAAATATACGGAAAGCAATACGACTGCTAAAAACGAAGGCGTAATGATTTCTTTAACCTATGATAATAGTACCGTTTCACCTGTAATGTATAATAATCAAAAATACAATGTATCTAAAATCCAAATTACATCTCCATCTATTCACACATTTAACGGCTCGACAACCGATGCGGAAATCATCATAGAACATACCCCGGTAAAGGGTGGTCCAAAATTATTTGTCGGCATACCTATCAAATCATCTAGTGATTCGTCTACTGCGTCAAATTTAATTACCGAATTAATTCAAAGTGTCGCCACCAATGCTCCTGCTCATGGCGATTCCACCAATTTAAATATATCTGGGTTTACATTAGAAAATATTGTGCCTAAAAAACCATTTTACAGTTATACTGAATCTAAAAGTGCCGAATGGGTAATATTTGATATATTAGAAGCGATTCCATTAAACAGTTCTACTTTAGAGACACTTGGAAGTATTATTCAACCATTTCCTATTCCTACGCCAGGCGGCGGTCTTTTTTTCAATTCTTCTGGACCAAACACCATGAGTATAGGCGATGGTATTTATATTTCATGCCAACCCACCGGGTCCTCTAGCGAAGAAACCGCGGTAGAATACGACAAAAACACGCCAAGCTATGATATGTCAACCATGATGAACAGTCCAGTTACCAAAACCATTTTTCAGATCATAATAGGGTGTATCGTATTTATCCTTATTTTTGTATTCATCAGTTATGCATATACGTTTATTACTACAGGTGAAACGAAAATGCCTTCGATGCCAAAATTATCAGATGTAAATTCGTAAGTAATTAGCCACATAATGGGAGCTAATTATTTACAGGGAGCAATAGGATCCGTTAGTGCCTATTTTTTAGTTTTGTGCGTTTAGTGGAGAGGCATCGTAAAGATTGTCCAATAATGGCTTATAAGATGCCTGAGTAAGTGAAAACCCAGACTTCATGATGGGTGCCATCTTAGCAACGACTTCTTGTTCTAAAGTATAAGGGAATTGATTAAATGCGGTAAATTGGGAGATCTTTTTCTCTTCAGAAGGCGCGTATTTTTTTAAAGCATCAATACCAGTTGCAGCGGACGAACGTCTGATCAAATCAAATGCAACGAATAATGCTAATACAGCTAAAATTGGGTTTGCGTGCATAAATAAATATATAACAATAAGGATGATTACAATTTTACCTACTAAAGTATCAATGATATTGGCAATAGGTTCTGGAGTCTTTAAACCTAAAATTAAATAAACGATGAATAATATTACCAAGACTAATTCGCCCATATGTTGTTTTTTAAATAGTTGCGAAAAACGTTCCATATATCATATTGATAGATTTTATTTATTCGAAGGCAAATAATCTTCAACAAAAGGACATAAACAGATTTTACTAAATAATATAGTCACCGCGCCATCCATATATGAATTTGAACACTTACTTGGGTCAAAAAGGCTATACATTATCTAAAAACGAATTGACTGCAGAACAACAAAAACAAATAAAAAATGATTTGACTATAAAACCATTTGTTATGGGGTCGCCAATGAATTCTGCGGATGTGAAAACGTTTCCAGCATATCGTGAATCGGCGAATAAACTATATGTGCCGCATTATTACGGGGTGGAAAAATTTGGCACCCCTAAACAATACAAGATTGCGGAAGGCGATAATATAAATTTGGAATTCAATGGTAAACTTAGAGAAAATCAAGAGATAGTAGTTAATACTTATTTGGACCATGTAAAAAAAGTTGGATTTGGAGGTGGTTTATTAGAACTTCCTTGTGCATATGGAAAAACAGTGCTTTCACTTAATATTATATCACAATTAAATAAAAAAACATTCATAATAGTTCACAAAGAATTTTTAATGAATCAATGGATCGAACGAATTCAACAGTTTTTGCCAAATGCACGCGTAGGTAAAATTCAAGGACCGATTGTTGATATTGATGATAAAGATATAGTTATTGGTATGCTGCAAAGTTTATCTATGAAAGAATATCCTACTTCTATATTTGAAAATTTTGGACTTACAATCATAGACGAGGTGCATCATATTTCTAGTGAAGTATTTTCGAATTCATTATTCAAAATTGTAACAAAATACATGCTTGGATTATCAGCTACGATGAACCGTAAAGATGGAACTACAAAAGTTTTCAAAATGTTCCTCGGAGAGGTTGTTTTTAAAGGTAAAAGAGACGAAGCTAGAGAAGTTGTAGTTCATGCTATACAATATGAAGTAGACGATGAAGAATTTAATGAAGTTAAACTAGACTATAGAGGTAATCCTGCATATAGCACAATGATATCAAAATTATGTGAATACAATAGACGCAGTGAATTTATTTTAAAAGTTATTTCTGATATGCTAGAATATAACCCAGAACAACAAATTATGATAATTGCTCATAACAAAAATGTTTTAAAATATTTACATGATGCCATACAACATAGGAATATTGCTACTGTCGGTTATTATATAGGCGGAATGAAAGAAATGTCATTAAAAGAAACAGAAGGTAAGAAAATCGTTATTGCCACATATGCTATGGCTGCAGAAGCGCTTGATATAAAATCACTCACCACGCTAATTATGGTGACGCCAAAGACTGATATAGAACAAAGTGTTGGTAGAATTCTTAGAGAAAAACATAGCAAACCAATTGTAGTTGACATTATAGATAGTCATAATTTATTTCAAAACCAATGGCGTAAGCGAAAAACGTTTTACAAGAAAGAAAATTATAAAATTATTTATATATCTAGTAAAGCGTATACATCTGATACAAGCAAATGGATGACAATATTTAATCCAAATTTAGATCTTTGTGCTAAGAAACCCAATCATAAACAAACCGCTAATAAAACAGATAATTCGGCAGATATAGATGAAGAAGATGTACCAAAGGATAAGTATTTATCTGGTGTATGTCTATTGAATTTCAAAAAGTAACCAAAATTATTATTTATCAATATATTATATTATGCACGATTCAGAAGATAATATAATAATGTTAGAGGATGCAGAAATTCAAATACTAAAAGATATAGCATCCCAATTTTCGTATAATCCATCGGAAGAACCCGATTTATTTTGCCAAGAAGCTAAGGAATTATCGAATTTGCTGCCAGAAAACATAAAACAACGGCTACTCGATTTTTCGAAAAATGGTAATAAAAAAGGGTTTCTATTATTCAAAAATGCACCACTCGATGAATTCGGAAATACGCCAGAAACAAACCATTTATACGTAGGTGAACAAACTCTTTTAGCCAAAATTCAAAGTCTATTCTTGAGTTTTATAGGACATATTATAGCATATGAAGCAGAAGGCGAAGGTCATTTGGTGCAAGATATTGTTCCTGTAAAAAATATGGAAAATAACCAAACTAGCGTAGGCAGCACCATTGAATTAGAAGTACACACCGAACAAGCCTTTTCTAGATTGAAACCAGATATACTCTCTTTAGGTTGTTTAAGAGGTGACCTAAACGCTTTCACTTATATTTTACCAGTAGGAAGAATAGTAGAACAACTAGATAGCGAAGAAATAGAGTTGCTTTTCCAGCCGCTATGGAAGACAAAAGTAGATTTATCGTTCAAACTAAATGGTCACGAATTTATCGATGGCGATGTGAGAGGTCCACTTTCTATATTAAATGGATCTTGTTTTGACCCTACCTTAGTATTTGACCAAGACCTTATGTTTGGTACCAACGAATTTGCTGAATATATGATTACCAAGATTGTAGATATTTATTACAATCATCGAATAAAATACAATTTGCAACCAGGCGAAATTATACTCGTAGATAACAATCGAGCGATTCATGGGCGGTCGCCTTTTTTTCCGAAATATGACGGTAATGATCGATTTTTAGTGCGGTCCTTCGGCACATTTGATTATGAAAAAACCGCCTATGCACGACCAACAGGCAAACGATATGTGGCGGCGATTTATAGTTAGAACAACGCGCATATGTAGCGTTCTACATTGACGTAGATAACAAATATTCGTCTACTTCTTTAAAAGCCTTGATGGTTTTTTCAATATCATCATCATTGATGTCACGATGAACTACCAGTCTAATCAAAAGTGGTGCCCAGGCAGAAATACAAACCCCTTTTTGTGTAAGTAACTTATTTATATGTGAAGACACCTGGTCTTTATTCCATGATTTATCATGGAGAACAATGTCCGCAAAAATAATATTTGTTTGCACATCATGCACTTTTAACGATTTGCATTTTTTCAATGCTCGGGCCAAATTTAGGGTGCGTATATGGTCGTATAATAATATGCCAGTTTCGAAATCGTCTAATGCTTGTAATCCAGCCGCGCCTACTATACCCACTTGACGCATTCCACCACCCAAGGCCTTTCGAATTCTTCTGGCTTTTTTGATAAAATCCGCAGGTCCCACTAATAAAGAGCCGATAGGAGCGCCCAGACCTTTCGATAGACATACAGAAAGGGAATCTACATAGCTCGCGATTTCTTGTGGTGTACTTCTAGAAGCATAGATGGCATTCCATATACGCGCGCCGTCTAAATGAATGGGTATATCAGGAACGAATGCCTTCAAATCTTTCATAAAAGAGATGGGTAATACCTTCCCTCCGCATGCATTATGGGTGTTTTCGATACATATAAGTTTGGTAGAAGGTTCGTGTATATCATCGTCGCGAATAGCGGCTTGGAGGGCGTCTATATCGAAAGTGCCGTCTGGTAAGTTGGGAACGGTCCGAGGGGAAACGCCTCCAAATTGCGCGGCTCCTGATTGTTCAAATAGAAATATATGACTCTTATCTCCGACAATTATTTCCGAGCCACGATGTGGACACCAGGTGAGAATAGATGTTAAATTACTCATGGTTCCAGAAGGGAAAAAAAGAGCGGCGTCTTTTTGAAACATTTGGGCCACTCTATTTTCTAGCTGCTGAATGGTTTCATCTTCACCAAATACATCGTCACCAACGATTGCTTCGGCCATCGCCTTTCTCATTTCAGGGGTTGGTTTCGTTACGGTATCACTGCGCAAATCAATCATTAATATTGTAAAATAGAAATCTTTATATATGTTAGACGAAAACTAATATATATAATAAAGTGCGTGTTGAAACGTTGATTTTGGCTCTTACTTCGTTATAACCTTTTCACTACGTAGTGAAAGGTGGAAGTGGAAAAAGTTTGGCACCACCTTTTCCAAAGGTGGTTTTTAGTGTCCTTTGCTAGGAAACCCTGTATTGGTATAATGGTTATAATTATCCACTGCATTATTCGTTACACTTGCGATTGGTGGAGGATTTGCTAATGCTAGTTGACTCGCTGGTAAAACACCTCCTACCGAATAGGATAAACTAAAGGGTTGGTTGTTTTGGTATTGCGAATATCCGCCGCGTTGTGTGCGTCTTCTTTGTCTGCGACGTGTTCGTCGGCCTCCAGCAAGCTTTCTTGCTAGACTTCTGGAAGCCATTCTTGATGCCATTCTTCTTCGAAGTTTTAATTTTAAACTTTTCATTTTTCTACTTCCAGCCTTCATCTTCTTATAATGTTTAGTGATATTTTTTATTTTTCTCTTAATTCCTTTGGAACCACCCTTAAATAAGCAAATTCCAGGAACTTTTCCTGCCGCAGCATCTATATTACTTTTGGCTCCTGCTAAACCTGGCAACCCAGGGATTTCATTACTTCCAAAATTCGCTGGATTATTTGTACTACCAATATTTACATATTGTCCGTTTACATTGCTGAATGGAACGATATTACTATAACCTAAATTTGATGCGCCTGAACCTGACATATATTATGCGGAGATTTAAATTTATTGTGGTTTTTAGGTTTTAGTTTTTTGGTTTTTGGTTCTTTACAGTTTTGTATATGTTCTATTGATACGATACCCTGTATGACATACGATTTCTAAAGGGAACGATTTTCCCGCCTTGGCAATATCAAATATAGTTTGCGGACAATTTTGTCCATTTCCAAAAATAATTACATCATCATTTATTTTATCACTCTCTTTTGCTTCTACTATAATTTGGTCCATACTAATTAGACCCAATACCTTTCGCTTTGTCCCATTGATATACACATATAGACGCAAAGAGGAAGAGCGTGGTATTATATCAGCGTATCCTATGGGTAATACCGCAACCCTCATTTTCTTCGGCGTAATATATTTCCAATTATAACCAATACCTTCGCCCTTATTTATATCCTTAAGTTGTATGATGTATGATTTTATCGTCATAGCTAATTTGAGATTTTTGTCGAGTTTGGCATTTCCCGGAATTCCGTATACACCTGAACCTGGACGAGATAATGTGAAATCGGATACGTCATAATTTAGACACCCGCCAGTATTTGCTATATGAACTAACGGAGGATTTATTCCTATGCTGGCCAATTCAGACCGTAAACTCCTAAATTTACGCAATTGTTCATTCACAATCGGACTATTTTTTATACCAGAACAAACTAAATGAGACATCATGCCGACAATTTCAAATTTTTCAGATTTTGCAACATCTTTAAACGATTGCATGGCCTTTTCATAAGGTATGCCTGCTCGATTTATTCCAGTATCTACAAACATGGTTATTTTTATTTTTTTACCATTTGGAATAAGTTTTTCAAGTTTTGGGATTAGGTTTTCATCAAATATAGCTATATCCAGGTCCAATGCTATTCCATCTTTGATTTCTTGGCCATCAATATCATAAAGCCATGACAACACTCTTCCTGTATCACCGCTTTTACGCAACAAGATTGCCTCGCCTAAAGTAGCAACACCAATATAGGTAATACCTAATGTACGCAATATCTTAGCCATTTCTATTAAACCGTGACCATACGCATCTGCTTTCAATACAGGCATTAAGTCGGTCCCTGTTTTCTTTCTCAGGTATTGCAAATTGTGTTTGATTGCGTTTACATCAATGATGGCTTTGATATCTTTATCGGCGGTAGGTATTTGAGTAACGCGGCATTTGTTTCGTCTCGTATTGTTTTTTCGTATCGTATTGTTTTTTCGTATCGTATTGTTTTTTCGTATCGTATTGTTTTTTATTCTTGTTTTCTGCATATAAATTATATACATATTTTAATTCATCAGTGGTAATGATATTTGTGGTATCATCGGTGACCACCCTAATCGGAACCCATTTTTTAAATTTGTGATTAAATTGGCATACCATTTTATACGATGCGTCTAAACGAACAAATTTATCGACATTTTCGTTTTCGAATTCTTCTTCATCGTCACTTTCCTCTAACGCATCTAAATTGTCATTTTCCTTAATGATTCTAAATAATTTATTCATCATTACACTTGTATTATAGTCTGGTATATGAGTTATACCATGTTGTTCTTCTTGTTGCATATGATTCAAACAATATAAATAATATATATCGTTTTGTATATCTGGTTTCACAATGAATACCACGTCTCTTTTGATTTGTTGTCTTGGGTAGGGTGTCTCTGGTTGTTTTTCGGTTGGTCTTGGTATCTCGCGGTTTATTTTGCTATTCGGTTGATTCACATATTGTAATACTTGTGCGGTTTGTGATATTTGTGATTTATAAACGGAATAGTCCATATACAAGTACGCATTTACTCTACTAAATAGCTTGTATTGCACCGTCTCAATATCATAAGTCACCCCTCGAATCAATCTTTCTAATTCCTCATTCGTTTTACTCATTAAGGGTAGTCCAAACACCAAAAAAGAATTATTATAAGAAACTTGTTTTAAATCTTTCTTTAACATAATGTTTATTTTCGCCAATTTATCCCCCCAGCACATGCGGTCTATATTTGTCCCTTTGTAACAAAATATGTCTTCTATACAAAAAAATTTATTATTTGAATGATAAAACATAGTCCCATATAAAATGGTGCCATATGCTAATTCATCGGAAAAACATGCATTAGTGACTTGAATATTCAATAGTTGTTTATGATTGGTGAGCTCCATGATGAAACATACCATGTGGTCGTTAAAATTTGTAAACCAGGCAAAACATTTTTTACCTTGAGGTATTGCCACAATATAATCTGAATTATAAACCTTCTTATAAACGATATTTTCATAAGAAAGTTTTATATTTGGAAATTCACTTAAAATAGTCTCTTTCATGCTTTGCGTCAACATTTTATATTATACACTAATATAGCGTGTTATCTTTAAGTAATCTTTATACAAAGATAATACGTCTTGCTTTGCCTATTAGAATGCAGAGAAGGATGACGTGTTGGTATCTAGGGCGTCGATATTGGTTCCCTGTACGTCATCACTAGAACGGTGTAGTTGTTTTTTTAAGAAGTTTTTTAATTCGTTCTTCATAGAAGGCTCCTCCTTTTTGGGTAGTAAATCTATTAATGTGTAATCTTGCTCTCCGTTTTTTGGATAGTCTGAATAGCCTCCTGAATATTCGTTATTTATATAAGTATTTGGTGTTTTCTTTAAAATATTATAAATATTCTCGTAATTTTGAGTCGGTGCATTTACTAAATCTTTTATTTTTGGAACTGTTAAAGTTGCTTTAAAAAAGTTGATTAAATGATGAACTAAAAATATTAAAATAATTGATATAACTGTAATTTGAATAACCCACGATAACATAGTATATTATGATATTAGTTTAACATGGATAAAAACACATTTATTTCTTTTTTAAGTAAAGTATTGGTTATATCCATAGTATCAGGTGTCTCGAAATAAAGGTCGCATGGTTTTATATCATAATCACTCGCAGGATTGGTATTGGTATTGGTATTGGTTGTGGCACTGTCTTCCAGGATGGGACCTTCAATCACTAATCTAATGTCGGATTGTTTATTTATTTGGTAAATATACTTCTTCATCTTGGTAGATATGTGTTCTAAAGGGATTTTATGGGCGGTTTCTAATGTGTAATAGGAGGGGTCCACAATTAGAGTATAATTCTCGTAATAATTGTGATGTAATTGGATGTCATGATCGACAGGGTTGCATTTTTGTATGGCTCTGTCGTTTATTTGGTAAATGCCATCGTTCGCGTATATTTGTATATAGGTTTCAGAAGTAATGTATTGTTGTTTTATGTTCATCATTATAGTGGATAAAATATCTATATTCAAATTATTAATGTAAATCTTCATTGTTATTATTATATTTAATATTACAGAAACTATTTAAACCTATTCAATTTATTATTAATAATATATGTCACAACCGTTAACTATTATCATTGTTGAAAAGGTAGGCACGTTAAAGACCTTATCTATTAAAGATTTTAAGGTGGAAGAATTATATAAAAAGTGTGGATTTAAGAAGGGTGATGGCTTCGTCAAACAAGTAGAATGGACTGCAAAATATGATGGAAAAAAATATTTTGTAGAGGTTTACGCCAAATCGGAAGGACGTGGTAATTCGGAAAACAAATACGATTTTCCTCCACCCATTGATAGCGCGTTGTTTTTTGGTAGCTGTGCTATTGTAGCATATGTAAAGCAAGACGACGGCAGCAAATGTTATGTCGATTTGAGTTTACAATTGTGGAACAAGATTTATGAGAAATTATTTGGGGGGTTTGAAGATTTGGCGGCTACTGCGGCGGAAGACGAGGAGGAAGTGGATGAGTTGGCGAACGTGCCAAAAGAAAAGAAAACCAAACAGGGTTATTTAAAGGATGGCTTTGTGGTGGACAGTAGTGATACCGAGGAAAATGTATCTGGTAGCGGCAGTGAGGAAGACGACCTTGATGACGATGATGAAGATACGGAGGAAACCGAAGAAGATGGTGACGACGATATTGTGATTGAAGATTTAGGGTCCGAATTGAGTGAAGAATCTTATGATTATGATGCGGCGGAAGATGATGAGGAAGAGGAAGAAGAACCAGTTCTAGAAGTATAAACGATAACTACTATAAAAACAAATAAAATTGATATTAATTTAAATATATTATAACTAATTAAATCAATCAGAATGTCGCTACGTAAAATAGATAATGTTGACACTTTTCGCGCCAATGTTAGACAAAAGTTGGATGCGATTTTACATAATGAAAAAAATAGTTCCAATCTTGAAAAGGGCGTCTTCAATTATGCGTTGAAGGAAGCCGAATATCGCAAAGTGGTTAAAAAATGGGACAACAAATTCTTTGTGCAAATTTATTTAGACCGATTACGCAGCATTTTTACCAATTTAAAGGGCGAAATTTTGCAGCAAATTAACGATGGCACTATGAAACCCCATGTGGTAGCCTTTATGACGCATCAAGAATTATCGCCTGATAAATGGGACACTATGATTAAAGCTAAAATCATTAGGGACAAGAACAAATATGAAACAACCATTGCAGCTTCTACGGATACTTTTACGTGTCGCAAATGTAAGAGCAATCAATGTACCCACTACTGTCAGCAGGTCCGCAGTTCGGACGAACCGATGACAATTTTTGTGCAGTGTTTAAGCTGCGGAAACAGATGGAAGACTAGTTAAGTGTGACGATAACAAAAAATTATTGCAAAGTAAAATTATAGTCATCGTAAAATAAATAGGACACCTCTAATAGCGCTTCATTATCCTCACAATTTATTCTTTCTATTTGCGCATAAATTTCCTTCTTCAAATAATCCATACGTGTTTTCATAGTTGGATTTTTTGCTGTACCATTCAAGTTTGTAAATTTATCAGGGTTAAATCGTATAAAAATAAATTTACCACCGTGTATCATAAATAAATCGTCATACCGTAGCTCTTCTTCTTTTTTATCATATCTTTTATGCTGATTTTCATCTACTTCTATACATAATAAAGTATTACCAATGAGCTTGCGAAAATCAATTCTACGACGATGTGAACAATCACAATTTCCAGTCCACAATGGTATATCGTGAATAAAACCATCAAATTCTTCCTTCAAAAAATCCCTTACATAATTTTCCTTTGTTTTACATCTGATATTTTTCGTTGCCTCATCATTTGGAAACAAATGTTGGTAACAAAATGTGCAGTAATACTTATATTTGACATTTCCAGTATTGAGACAAAGTTCGTTTTTGCATTTGTCGGCTACATTTATCATTTCTTCTGTTTTACATTGATTGCAATATCTAGGTCTTTGACCAATTAAATTATAGGTAGCTTGTCTTTCATTACATTTTACACATAATCTTTTACGAAGCATAATCATATTTTCCTTTTTACAAAGCTTACAATATTCAGGACTAAGTCCTTCATAATTAAAATTCGCTTGCACAGCTCCACATTTACATAATTTATGTGTAACATCTATCATATCAGGTTCTTTACATTTGCTACAATACTCAGGTCTTAAACCTTGAAAATTAAAGTTTGGTCGACTACTTTTTCCGCATTTACACGGTTCGTCTTTAACATTTACCATACCCTCTTTCTTACATTTACTACAATAATTCGCTTTCAACCCTGCAAAATTAAAATTAGGTCTCGCACTACCACAATGACAATTTTTATCATTCACATTTACCATACCTTCCTTTTTACATTCCTTGCAAAAATTCGCACTTGACCCCTCATAGTTATAAGTAGGTCTTGCTCTACCACATTCACAAGATTTACATAATAAGTTCACCATATCTGATTCTTTATGCGCCGAGCAGAATTGCGTTCCAGTGCCATCTTTATAACCAAACGATGCAGTCAATAAACAACCGCCTGAAAACCTACATTTTTTATGCTTGCCTCCCATTCTACACTATTCCTAAAGAAAATATATTTAAATACTTTTATAAATTATATATTTTCCTAAATTATTTCACTATTTTTATTTTCTAATTCTTTCTGTTTCTTTTTCTCTTTTTGTTTCAAATAAGCGTTCCTTCTATATTGTTTTATTTTATCAGGATTTTCTTCTGCTATTTTTTTTAGCCGTTCATTAGATTTTTTTATTAGTTCATGTTTATTGTTTTCATAATATTCTTTTTGAGAATGCGAGTATTTATGTAGTTCTTTTTTTAATTTATCAATTTCAGTTTTCAATTCCGCATTTTCCTTAATCAATTCTTCCATTATTACTTATATAAAAGTATTATTTTTATATAAGTTTACTAAATAAATATCGTGAGTTGAAATGAGAAGAGGGTATAAAATATATTTTTGCTACTCTTTTGCTACACTTTTGGAAAAAGTGTAAATTTTGCTACTCTTTTGCTACACTTTTCCCAAAAGTGTAAATTTTGCTACACTTTTCCCAAAAGTGTAAAAGTGTAAACAATGCACAAACAAAGTATCAACCCCAACCCATATTTGCATAACGTGTAAATAAAAAACGGCTCCCTAACAACCAGCGCCATATCCGCTTCCTTCCCATGTTTATAAATATAATGTCGCAAAATGGCATCCGGAAACTCGGGCGAAATTTTCCGAATAAACATCGCATACTTATTTTTGTCCAATTCGGTCTCAATAAATTTAATATCCGTCTCGTTCGCATCCTTAAATAGGTGCGGACTCGTTGCACTCGCCATGCGACTCCAATCGGTCAGGTGCGTTACCGCCGATATAACCGCCGCGTCCAACTGCTTATACCCATGCAAAATAATCGCAAACAAACTCTCATTCGCCAAACCGCCATTACATATCATTTTAACCACGTCATTTTGTTTATTCACAAAATTCAACAAATGCCCTACATTTTCTCTCTTCAATACAAACCAGGGGTCATTCGCCAAACGAAGTTCTTCAGGTAGCTTCGCCAAATTCGCGCGCTTATGAAAGTCCACATTCCACCAAGCTCGTTTCCAACTCATAATGCTCTTGTTATAATTCTGGTAAAACAAGTAACGGAAACGCTTGGGCGAAATAATCGGACAACACGAGTCCGTCAACATACAAAACCACGTATTGGCGCCATCATGCTTCGCCGCAAAATTCATAAGCGACAAATACGCAGGTATCACGTGAAAATAACTCGTCTCGTGTATAAAACTCGGCGGCACCACATGCTCCAACATCCACGGCGATTTAATTTTCGCCAACTCTTTATAATAAAAATATACGTTAATAATATCCTTGTTGGGCTCTATCCATTCGCGCCATATTTCCTCTTTATTTAAAATATGCTCATAGCTAATAATGAAGCACAAGGCTATTTTCATATTTCTCGGTTATGGTAAGACGCGAATTAATGTTTAAGTGGTAAAAAATATAATATAATATAAATATATATGACCTATTCGTCTATATTCAAAATTTTCCTATTTATTTTCATAAATACTACCATTACATCATTGAGGGTCAAAAATGATAGGAAAACAAACAGTCGCTCACTCCGCACACTTCGTAGTACGAAAAGGGAAGAGCAATGTATTATATCGTCGCGCAATAACAATATTTATTGCAACAGTCAGGCGAATTTGTTTATCAACGGCAACAATTTTTTAAACGATAAGAAACTGATTACTATATCGCCAGGCGGCTATAAGGGGTTCTATTTGTTGGGGATTTTGTCCTATATCAAAGAAAAATATGAAACCGACCACCTCATTTATTCAGGCGCGTCAGCTGGTGCATGGAATGGACTCTTTATGTGTTATAAAGGCGACCCCATGACCTTTGTGTATAATATATTGGATTACAACATCACCAACACGAAATCTATAACCGAGTTGGAGTATTTTTTGAAGTATAAGCTACTGAGTAGTTATAAGACGGACGATTTTGATTTACGGCGGTTATTCGTAGGTGTGACAACCATCAAGTTTTTTGCGCCCTCTACAAATATATTTTCCGATTTTGAAAGTTTAGAAGACGCCATCAATTGTTGCTTTGCGAGTTCGCATATTCCATTTGTAACAGGTGGACTTACCAACAAATACCATAATATGTTTACATTTGATGGCGGATTTAGCAAATATCCGTATTTAGACAGAGAGAAATTAGTGCACATCTCACCCAGTATGTGGCGTCCCAAAGAACCCACCACGATTTTTAATAGTGTGCAACGAGGGCTTCTCTCTATCAAAGATTATTCCGAGTTTTTCTCATTGTCAAAAAACAATTTACTTGAGTTATTTGATGATGGATATCAAGATGCCAAAAATAATAAATCGTATCTTGATACAATGTTTACGCCAAAATATGACGACGAAATAGACGGCATCGAAATTTAGGGAAAACGCGTTGTTTTTTATTGCAAAGTAAAAAACTATAAACGATAAAACGAAAAACAAAAAAATTTATATTCTAATATATATAACTATGCCTTTTTTTAGTAGAAAAGAATCACCAGCACCACTTAATCTGTCTGACATGATGGAAGAAAATGAGTATGATAGACCTAAACGTAACCGCTATGGAAGCTCCCTAGGATCTTCTTCACAAGGGGGTAGATTACGCAGAAAAAGAGTCACTCGTAATAAAAGACGCTACGGAAGAAAATCTAGAAAGCACGGAAGAAAGTCTAGAAGACATTAAGGCAAACGCGTATTTTCTTCGAAGAATATGTGTTCCATTTCATCGTCCGTAAATGTTTCATATTGTGGTTTGGTTCTCATTGATAATTTATCGAAAAAAAAGTAAATCGCATTGTAGACTCTTCTGTAAAATACACGCAAATAATCCAACATATATTACCGATATAAAATATATATACCTTATATTTTATATTTTTATCAAGACAAATATTTTTTTCATTACATGCCACCCCAAATATCCCATTTCATCAATGTTTTTCGGCACGTTCTTCATCTATCATACTTCGTTTAACCATACTTCGTTCAACCATACTTCGTTCAACCCCTTCGTCTTCCTCTACCAAACTTTGTTCATAGGTTACGCTCGATAAACTAGTTACTCTCGATAAACTTGGCACACTCGATTTCACATAAATTGTAGAGTCGTCATTTAGCCGATGTAAGCTTCTATTATCACAATCCTTTTTTTCAAAGAGTAATACTATAAGTTGATTGTGTAATTCAATCACTTTGTCGATTTTATAATGTAAATGTTGTAACTTATCATTTTGTTTACCAATCAATATCTGATAATTATCTTGTTCATTATTATTATCCAATAATAAACGTGTATTTATGAAGCTGTTCATTATAATAGACGTACCAAATAGAGTAATCAATATGCCACACCCATAGACCAAACGTTCGATTTTCTTCATTTTTGTAAACACGTTGCCTCTCTTGACTATATTTATTATAGTTTCCGTAAGTTTTTCTGGTATAATTATTTCAGTCATACTTACATTTATAGTATGTAAATTTTTAAGCTTTTTTACATTTACAATAAAATTGATTCTTTTACCAAAAGGTATAGCAGAATATATCCATCCATATATTCATCACCCAAATCTAAATGAAATCCGAATCCATCTTTATACAATCTATAAAGAGAGAAGTCACTTTTCACATAGGCAAAACCCAAACCGAAAACTTTGACGTCATCGATAAAGGAAACGACGACGACTTATGGTTTCATGCAAAAAACGATTCTTCTTGTCATGTAGTATGTATTTTACCAGATGACATTGATAAAAAAGACTTGCGCTATATTATTACGGTTGGCGCGCTACTTTGTAAAAATAATACAAATAAACTGAAAAGCTTGAAAAACATTGAAATAATTTATACACAAATTAAAAATATCACCAAAACGAAAATACCTGGCTGCGTAGAAACGCAAAATGTAAAAACGGTTACTTGTTAGTACCGTTGTAAATGTATATATTACAATTTTGATTTATACAGATTTATCCACTACAATATTCTTGGCAATATTTCGAATAATCTTATTCTCTTTTTCTAGATCATTATCCCCCGAACCACCCATCGATTCTATAATGAGTTTGTTGTACTTATCGGAAACCTTCGAATAAGATTTGTTATACTCTGGGTTCTGTTCCTTGAATTTGGGTATTAAGCGTTGGTTCTTCGATACGACTTTTTTTATCATCTTGCGCATTTTGCATTGTGATTCATCTTTTTCCCAAGTATTTTCATCTTTAATGTAAATGATTTCTCTCTTTTTGTCGGTACAATGAATCGGACGTTTGGTGACATCGAGTGCATTCAGATTCTTCACAA